CGACTCGGGGCTGACTCTCATATCCCGCGAAATCTCAAACCTAGTGCAGTCCCAGACGGCTGGATCTCAGCAGTCCAACACCCAGACCTCTCAGAGCGATTGGTCCGCCGCCACGCAAAATCCGTCTGGTTCGTGGGATTACACCACCAATTCCGGCTCCGTCTTCTCGACGACTTTCACCTTTGTAGACACCTCGTCGAATGACTTCGCGGCGGGAACGCTCTCCAATGTGTCCGTGACGGACAACATCGGCGGGATTTCTCTTTCCTCCGTGACCTGGCGGGATGATTTCGATGACGGCTCTTTTGCCGTCGGACAGGTGACTTGGACTACTACTGGCTGGTCTATGGGCTCCGGGCAGATGGCGACTAATGCCACCGTCAACGCCGCCACTGCGACACAGATCACCATCTCCTCAGGTTCGTGGCAGGTGGAATACAAATTCCAGCAAGGCGGCACTCCAATCCTTGATTTCTGCAACGGCTCTGGGGCGCTGTGCGTAGACTTCCGCTTTATCTCTAAGGGAAACGGTGATTTCTACTCCCTCAGGCTCAAGGGGACTGGTTCAAACTCCACCCAGGGGCTCCAACTGGTCAAGAATGTCTCCGGGACGGAAACGGTCTTGGCTGCCGCTCCGGTTACTCAGGCGGATAACTCGTGGAAGACCTACCAGGTGACTCGGGTTGGAGATGCAATCCACGCCTACCAGAGTGATGTCTTCATCTCATCGGCAACCGACTCGGCAATTTCCGGTGGTCAAACTTTCCTGAACATTGTCGGAAACCAGGACTTTTCCTCTCAGTTCATCCGGGGATTGTCAGTCTACCGCTACAACTCCCCTGGAAGGTTTGTCTCTCGGACTTTCACTTCCGCCTTCAACTCCCCGGTGTGGGGGACGCTCTCCTCCACCATGACCGTCAGCCCGGAGACGAACATAGCTTTCTACACCGAGGTCTCAAACGACGGTTCGGCATGGGATTCCCTGGTGACGACTTCCGACACGCTCAAGATCGGCTCCGCTTCAAAGAAATACATCCGATATACGGCAGACCTCACCTCCACGAGTAGCACAAAAACCCCTGTTGGTTTGGCCTTCGGGTTGTTGGGGGCGGCTACGGGTCAACTGACAACGCAGTGCATCTCCCCGGGGTCGGCGGTCACTTCCTGGGGGATTGTCTCTTGCGCCTTCACCGCGACCGGGAACCCGACGATTGGCATTGAGATTGCGACGGGGACGAGTTGCGGGACGCTGACTAACCCCTATGTGTCCCTGACGAATAACCAAACGATCACGGTGGACACAGCCGCTGCGATGAACCTTCGCTTCTCCTCGCTCATGACCTCGGCCACCGAACAGACCCAGATTGACTCCTGCTCGGTCTACTGGAACAACGGTGCCCCTGCTCCCCCGGTGTGGGGAGTTTTCGACTCGATCAGGAACGCCGTCTACTGGGCATCGTCCATCAACAACTCCACGACTAATAACCGCTTCCTGAAATACGACCTTGCCCAGAAGCAGTGGTTCCCGTTTGACCTCGCCGTCACTGCTCCAAAGAGAATCGGCACCGCCCTCTATTTCGGCTCCTCTACGGGAGGGTACTGGAACCTTTACGGCGGGGTGGATAACGACAACGGCTCCGCCATCAACGCTTACTGGAAGTCTAGGGACTTCAGCGGCTCTGACCCCTTCGTAGAAAAGAATCTAAATCGGATATCGGTGGTGGTCAGAAACCAGGGCTCTGGGACGCTGACGACGACCTACACGACCTCCGACAACAGGAGCGGGTCCTACTCCATCAATCAGAGTACGACCTCCGGGGTGGCGTATGTGCGGGCAAATTACGCCCTACCGCTGCTTAGCCCCTTTCAGTTCTTCAATGTCAAGTTTGGCAACAACTCAGGCTCACCGTTTGAAGTGAACGGATTCCGGCTGGATTGGTTTGCACAGCCGTGGAAGGCAAACACAACTCCCTAGGAGAAATTTATGGATCAGATCAGTCAGCAGTTTCAAGACGCGCTCGGACGGGCTCCCTCTCAAGCTGAGATGGATTTCTTCTCTAAGGCGATTGGTGCCGGGGAGTTGTCGGCCTATGAGTTGGGACAGGTCCTACAGGGCCACCCCGAAGCCCAGGCAACCAGGCTCAAGAACTACGGCTCGCAGTACGAGCAGATGCTGGGAGCCTCCGACCAGAGAATCATGAACCAGGGGATGAAACAGGCCCTTGGGGACTTTGCTGGAGCCGGGCGTCTTGGCTCCTCCGGTCTTGCGTCGGCATACGCCAATGTCGGGCAGAACCTCGCCATGCAGCGACAGAACGCCCTTGCAAACTTCTACGGGCAGGGACTGGGGAATCTCCAGTCCCAGTACCAGAACCGTGGTGATTCCGCCATGAACCGGGCCTACGGCCTGCGGGATGAGGCCAGACAGTGGGCGCGGGAAGACCAGATGTACTACCGCCAGAAGAACGACTACCAGGATATGTTCCGTCAGCAGCAGAACGCCAACCTCCGGGGGCAGCTGATTGGCGGGGGTATGGGGATTCTTGCCGGTGCCGCTGGCGGCGCGGCGGGCGGGATGTTCGGCATGGGCGGAATGTTCGGCAAGATGCCGGTTGCGCCTAAGGGGTAACTATGAACTTCCAACCTCCATCCTGGCACCGTCCGGAAGATTACAACTACATCCCGAAATCCATTGACGATATGTTCAACGCCTTCTACAGGGCGCAGGCGAACTCCCGTCAAGCGGCGCAGTTTGAACAGAACCAGCAGCTAACGGGCTTGCAAATGGCTAACGCCCGCCAGCAGAGCGCGGCCCAGCAGGTGGAGAATACGCTGAAATTCGGTGGCGTCTCACCGGAACAGATGATGGCTCCAGGCGTTCTCCAAAGAGCCCAGCAGCCCGCCCAAATGGGGAATATGGGACCGAACTACGGGATCGCCCAGCCCGACCAGGACCCTGCGGTGAATCAGTGGCGAGAACTTCTGTCACGGCACAAGGCCAGCCGCGACCAGGCAGCCGAGTCTGGGAAACTTGCGCTAGATGAAAAGCGGGCCAGCATCGGCAAACTCAACGCAGAGGCTGACGAGAAACGGGCGATTGCGGCTGGCGGTGGTCTTGGGCCGTCCGACAGGGCCAAGATCGAGGGGCAGATCATGGACGACTACATGAAGTCAAAGACCTTCGCCAACCTGGCAGCGGCTAAGAGCGGGCTTCGGGATCTCGCCTCCATTCAGGCAAACAAGACCGGAGCGGCGGATATCGCCGCCATCTACTCCTTCGTCAAGACGATGGACGACAACGCCGTCAAAGAAGGAGAAATCGCGCTGGCCCAAAGTGCTTTGCCCGGACTTGATAAGGTCAAGATCATCTACGACAACCTTAAGAGCGGCAACAAGCTGACGCCGGAACTCAAGAAGGAACTCTTGATGGTGGCAAAGGGGATGTACGAATCGAAACTGCGGAGCGCAGACGAGTACCGCGCACCGTTTGTCTCCCGCGCCAATCAATACAAGATTGACCCGAATATCGCCGTCCCGCGCCTCGCCATCCCGGACGATGAGTTTAACCTTATGGGGGGTGGGCAAGAGAGGACGCTTGAAGCCATCCGCGCCGATGTCGCCTCCGGGAAGATCAGCCGCGAACAGGGTAAAGCAGAGTTGAAAGCCGGGGGGTTCTAATGGCCCGCGACAGATACGACGATCTTTTAGACGGGAAGATGGAACCCGCGAAAGCGCAGGCGCGGGATAGGTTTGATGACTTGCTAGACGGAAAGGACCCGACGCCGACGGATAGGCCGTTTGACCCGGCCCAGCTTAATCCAGTCGGGAACCTTGGCTTAGTCAAATTCCTTGACGCTACTGAGAAGTCCGGAGTGGTTCAGGGGGTTGGCCGCGGACTTATCATGGACAAGCCCCAAAGCAAGTCTGAGATGGTTGGTGCGGCTATCCCTTCCATTCTTGGTTTTGAGATGGCTGGTCCGGTCGGCGGGGCGGCGGCAGAAGCCGCCAGGCAGACCGCGATTACGCATTTCTCAAAAGAGCCAAGGGGCGTGGCTGGACCGATGTCTCAGGTGGCGGCTCAGTATTTCATTCCTAAGGGTGTGGAGAAAGCCGCGCCCTATGTAGCCGCTGGCACTCGCTATCTTGGCGGGAAAGTCGTTGACGCCGCAGAGGGCGCACTGCAATACGGCGCAAAGAACCTTGGCGGTGTTCCCGAGTGGGCCATCCAGAATGTTAACCGCGCCGGCAAGTTCATCGGGGCTGGTCCAGAAGTGGGGGATGCGATAGCCGCCAAAGCTCGTGGCGCTATCAATACCGCCGTCACTGGGCTAAAGAACGCCTACGCTCCTCTCGTCAAGGAGGGAGTCGCGGAGGCTGGCGGCAAAACCTTCAACCTCCAAGAAAGGCTTGGGCAGCGAGTCCTTGAAATCGCAGATGAGCATGGGCTAATGAACACTCCCGGACTTAGAAGCAGCCCTGGCAATAGCACTTTCTGGAAATTCGCCGGACAGGTGGACGGTTTGCAGAACGCATCAGCAGAACAGGTCTACGCATTTCAGAAACAGTTGAACGGTCTTGCCGCTCAGCATCGAGGTACGCCTCTCGGAGTTGCCTTCGGGAAACTCCAGGGCGAAGTTAGAACGCTCCTTGGCCAAGAGTTAGAGAAAGTCGCGCAAGGCAACGCCTCGTATGCTGCCGGTAAGGCTTTGGAGGATGAATCCTCCCGCCTCGTCAACTCTAACGACCTCATCAACTATGTGAACAGGGCCTACAAAAACCCGCTGTCAACTGGGACGAAAGAGACACTGGAGAGCGTAGGGCAGCAGGTCCCTGAAGTGGCGGATGCGCTCGGTGACGCGGTTGGCTATCAAGCAGGCCAGGCGTTCACGCCTGTCGTCCGGAGCCTCCCGCAGACTGGGATGGGGGCCGGGATCGGGTATGTTGCTGGAAAGGCGGCAGGATCTATTCTAATCAATCCTCTAGCACTTCCTGGGATGATTGCGGGAGCGGCGTCAGTTTCACCCAGAGCCTATTATCACGGCCTTATGGGGGCGCAGGCTGCTCGTGGGCTTATTCCACAGGTTGGGGATATGGCCGCAAGCGTAGCCCCGGCTTTGGCGGCTGGCGCTGTCGCCCAGAGCCCACTACAGCGGTTCTACCGAGTTTCCCCGGCCCCGGCACGATGAGAACGCTCCTTATCAGTCATGGCGTCCTCGTAGGCACACCAACGCCGGAACAGATAGTAGGCAATGAAAATAATCGTGCTTGCTAGTAACTTGTTTCCCAAAACCGTTGTAGTTAGTTCGCCCATTTCTTCAGGATCGGATAAATGAAAATGGCACTCCCAATGGCGATGAAAAACGAAGCCGTCCCGTCGTCATGCTGGAATGTGGCACGGCAGAGGGAAAAGGCGAAGACGAAGAATGCCACCCGCAGCCCAGCCTCTGCCGCCATTTTCCCCACCCCTCCCATTGTAGCCCAAATCCTCATACCGTCAAGGCCCAATCTTGCTTAGTTTACTTCTAGGTCTTGTAGTCTTTGCCCACTCCCAGGGGGTCAAGCAGAGAGTAGACCGCCTGGAGGTTCTGGTCGAAGAACTCCGGGGCGGGCGTCCCACCACCACCTCTTTTGAGAATAAGAGGGGTTCGATCACCTTCCTGACCTCGGAATCGGGGATTGAATGGGCGGATGGCACCCGTTCTACAACGGCGGTTTCCTCCATCTCCTCATTAGCCGGTGTGGTGGATACCGGGAAGTTGGGGACCGATGCGGTGACGGCGGTTAAAGTCATCTCCGGGGCGATTGAGACATCAAAACTGGCGGACGGTGCCGTCACCTTCCAGAAGATCACAGACGCCGCCGCCCAGACCTCTAAACTTGGTTCTGATTCAGTCATCTCCGCAAAGATCCGTAGCGGAGCCGTCGAAACCTCCAAGTTGGCTGACGGCTCAGTCACCGAGCAGAAGGTGTCCGATTCCGCTATCCAAACCGCGAAACTCGGCAACGATGCGGTGAGTGCGGCTAAGATTCTGGCCTCAGACCTGAGTTGGACGAAGATGACCTCGGGCCAGCTTCACTACGACTCAGTTAACAACAACCTTTGGAGTTGGACGAGTGCCGTTACCTCGCCCTACCTTCACCAAACCTGCATTGGACGCGGGAATGTCTGCAACGGAAACGACACCGTAGCCCTAGGTGGTGGGAATAACTGTAAAGGGACTGGCTCCGTCTGCCTTGGTTGGAATAATAGCGTTGGAACCGTCGGCGGGGACTATTACGGCTTTGCCGCCGGGACCGGGAACACTTGCAGCGGCTTCTACTCGTCTTGCCTCGGGACCAATAACTCAAACGCCGTGACCTCGGGGTTAGCCGCTGGCGAGAATATCACCATCGTCGGAAACTACAACCACGGCATCGGCTACAACCTGTCAATTCCCTCTGGCTCTGGTGGGCTAGGGACCTTGGAGTATTCGTTTGTCGGCGGGAGGAGGGCGAGGGTTAGGCGCACTTCCGCCTGGACCTGGAACCTCACCGCAAACGATGTCTACAAAGACGATTACGGATCTTTCTGGTACACCTTCCATGCTGATGCAGGGGGAGGTTTGGCTATCGAGGTGGGGAACTCCACGACCACGATCACCTCCAATAGCGCGGTCTTTCCCGGCTCTGCTACTGCCTCCTCCTTTTGGGGGGATGGAGCCCATTTAACCAATATCCCTGCGGCGGCCCTAGCTGCCGGTTCCGTCGAAACCGCAAAACTGGCGGCTGATGCGGTGATCGCCGCGAAGATTCTTAGCGGTGCTGTTGAAACCTCCAAACTAGCCGACGGCGCGGTTACGGCTCAAAAGCTGGCTGATTCTTCCGTCCAGACCGCCAAGATCGCCGCCTACTCTGTTGAGACTGGGAAGCTCTACCCCGGAGGGAACGAGGGTCAGGTGGCTAAGATCAGAAGCGGAAAGGTGGTCTGGGACGACGACACCAGCGGAGGGACCATCGCTGATGGATCTGTTCAGACCGCCAAGCTCGCTAGTGACTCGGTGATAGCGGCAAAGATCATCTCCGGGGCAGTCGAAACCTCAAAGTTAGCCGACGGAGCCGTGACCGCGCAGAAGATCGCGTCTTCCGCAGTCCAAACTGCAAAGCTGGGGACCGATAGCGTGACGGTGACCGCCATTCTAGACGGCTCCATCCAGACTTCCAAGCTGGGCGCGGACGCCGTGAATACCGCCGCCATCCTTGAAGGTGCCGTAGACACCTCTAAGCTCGCTGACGGAGTGGTCACCGCTCAGAAGGTGGCGGACTCCGCGATCCAGACCGCAAAGCTCGTGGATGGCGCGGTCCAGACCATCAAGCTAGGCAATGACGCCGTAATAGCGGCGAAGATTCAGTCCGGGGCGGTGCAGACATCCAAGATCGCTGACGGTTCTATCACGGCTCAAAAGATCGCCGCCGCCGCTGTCCAGTCAGCCAAGCTCGGGACCGATTCAGTCCTGTCAGCCTCCATCCTGGCCGGGGCCGTGGACACCAAGAAGATCGCTTCTTACTCGGTTGACACCGACAAGATCGCCGGGACCGGAGCAACCTCGGGACAGGTCATCTCCTACAACGGCTCCAAGGTTGTGTGGTCGAATCAGTCGGCCACCATCGCCGACGGGTCAATCCAGACGGCCAAGCTGGCTACAGACTCGGTTATCGCAATCAAGATTCTCTCCGGGGCTGTAGAGACTTCAAAGCTGGCAGATGGAGCGATCACTGCTCAGAAAATTGCGGCGGCGGCTGTTCAGACTGCCAAGCTCGGAACGGATGCTGTCCTAGCCGCTTCCATCTCCGCAGGCGCGGTTGATACCAACAAGATTGGACAGGGCGCAGTCCAAACCCAGAAGATTCTAGCCGACGCTGTGACCGCCGCGAAGATCATCTCCAACGCCGTTGAGACTTCCAAGATCATTGATGGCGCGATCACGGCGCAGAAGATTGCGGACAACGCCGTACAGACGGCAAAGATTCTGGCAGACGCTATCACAACGGTCAAAATTCAGGCGCAGGCCGTCACTAGCCCGAAGCTGGCGAACAGCCTCAACCTAGTTACCCCAACATCGAGCGGTCTTCATTCTTTTTCAAACACCACATCATCCCAGGCCGTCATATACGGATTCAGTGCTAGAGGCGGGGCTGGCAACGCTAATGGGAGTTTTAAGCTAGGGCTTACCTCTGGATTTGAGACGCGCTTTGACCTGAACGGTGCTACTGGCAGCATGGAAATAAACAATATGCAGGACGCGGCGGGTTCGGCTATAACGCTCTGCACTCGCGGCGACACCGCAAACAAGAAGTGTCCGTTGAAGGTTGACCAAAACGGAGGTCTGAGTAGCGCCTATTTCGGAGAAGGCACGACCATAATTTACCGCTGTTCCGTGGCAGGGGCGCTCAGAGCCGGTCAGTTAACTTCTGTTTCGTCTGATTGCGGAACAGCGGTTGATACCGGGATGAGGACGCCATGACCCGATCCATCGGCATCGCAATACTCCTGGCTGGGCTGGCCTCGCTGATGTTCTGCGGGTGTTCAGCGCCCTGCAAACGCCTGGGGGACGCCAGAATCAACGGGGCTAGGATTATCACCTCCGTCTGCCCAAGAGAGGCCCTGCCCAGGGTCTGCCGCCGTCCTTGGCAGAACTCGAACGCCTGCGCCTGGGTGAAGAAGCACCGCAACGGCAGAATTAAGACTTGCTGGAAATTCCTGGCTAATGACTTCGACGGGGCAAAAGCTGATCCGCACGAAACCGCCCATTGCGGCGGGGCTGATGAAGGTGAGGCGCGTTGCGCCGATTGGCCCGGGACTAAAGCCCCTAAGGGACAGGAGTGCAGAAAATGACCCAAATAAAACTGACTTACAACATGATCGCAATGGTGGATGAATCCGACCGTGAGGCGGTGTCCCGCTACAATTGGCAGGCGGTTCGACGGGGCCGGAAATGGTACGCCAGGGCCCGCATTCCCAATCCTGTCCGGTATGTCTACCTTCACCGTTTCCTGACCTCTGCGCCTGCCGGGAAAAGTGTGGACCACATAAACGGAGATACGCTGGACAACCGGAGATCCAATCTAAGGGTTTGCACCCAGGGACAGAACGCCGCCAATATGCGCCGCCTTAACGGCCACAAGGGAGCATCCTGGGACAAGAGGTCCGGGCGGTGGAGGGCCTACATCGTCAAAGACGGGCGGCAGAGACACCTCGGATACTTTGACGGAATGACGGAGGCTCTGCTGGCCTACAACCGGGCCGCACTTTCAACATTCGGGGAGTTCGCCCACTTAAATGCTGTCTAGTCTGCCACAGAGCCCCATACAGGAGCCTTAATCATGGACGATGAACTGAGAGAGCGCATTTTCAGAATGGACGAGCGGACTCAGAACATGGACAAGAAGATGGACGAGCGCCATCAAGTGACCGAAAAGCGGTTAGACGCCCACGCCCACAAGATCAGAGCCCTTGAGGAGTGGTGTTATTGGATTGGCGGTATCGGGGCGGCGGCTATCGGCTGGCTCAAGTTCGGGAACGGGAAATGAATGCTCCCTACATGGCTCCTGGGCCTGTTCCGGCGTGGAGTATCCATCTCAATCCCTCTCGGGTCCTTCTATAACTCCATGAGCAAAGATGAAATCCTCGCTAGGTTGGAGAAGGCGTCCGACGAAGCCGTCAAAGACTTTGAGCCAAAGGTGGATTATCAGGGTGAGATTGTCGAAACCTACTGCAACATCGGGGCCGATTTCATCTGCCGGGAGGTGTGGGGCTATAAGGGCTTCATGAACATGATGGCGAATCAGATTTACGACAGGATGCGGGGGGCCGTGGATTTCGCGCTAGTAGACCCAGAAGCAGCTCAAAGGCTGGCAAACGACGGGAGAATGGTCATTGCCGCCCAGAAAGGCGATGAGCATGGTCATGTGGCCGTCGTCATACCTGGGACGGTCGTCTACTCCGGGAAATGGCGGTGCAACGCGCCCAGGATCGCCAATGTCGGAAAGAGAAACGGGAAGATGGCGGCTAATTGGGCCTTCATCCAGAAGCCGGAATTTTACGCGCACATACCAGATGTCCAGGAGAAAGCATGAACAAGATCAAGGAGTTTCTATTCGGCAAGCTGGCGGGGCGCATCGTGGCCCGTGGTGCCGTCTCGCTGGCCGCCGTCATCGCTGGTCACTTGGCGGCTAACGGAGTACAGGTTGACCCGAACGAACTGAGCGCCTACCTGATTGCTGGGGCCAACATGGCCTACACCGCGATCAAGGAATGGCGGGACAAACACGCCGAGAAGGCGGCAGAGAGCAAGCCTGCCTAGATGTGGCGCACGAATTTCTATTCATCGTCTGCCAGATTGAGGACTGCCCCGGAGAGGTTATCTGGGTCATCTCCGATGACGAGGAATGGAACATCACCTGTCCCAAGTGCGGCAAGACTTACAAGCTAGAGGTGCAGTCTGACGAGTAACTAGGAGCCCATGCCCGCAACTAAAACGAAGTCCGTAAGGACGGAAACTGCGGCAAATTCAGCAAAAATCCTGTTCCTGGATGTCGAGATGTTCCCGAATCTCGGCTACATCTGGGGACGCTACGAGCAAGATGTCCTCTCTTTCGTCAGGGAAAGAAGCCTGGCATCCTTCGCCTGGAATTGGTTGGGGGAGAATAAAATCAATGTCCTTTCCCTGCCGATGTTTCGGACCTACAAGCGGGATCGGTTTGACACCAGAGAACTAGCGGAAGCCCTTCACGAGCAAGTGTCAAAGGCTGATATCGTCGTCGGCCACAATATCAAGAAGTTCGACGACAAAGAGGCGAATACAGCGTTTGTCACCAATGGCCTGCCCCCACCGCCTCCCCACAAGCTGGTAGACACTCTGGAAGTCTTAAAACGGCGGTTTCGCTTCAACTCAAACAAACTTGGAGACGCCTGCGAACTCCTTGGTTTAGGCGGAAAGATGGAGACAGGGGGATTCAAACTCTGGCTTGAATGCATGGCTGGGGACGCAGCGGCGTGGCGCACGATGGAGAAATACAACGCTCGGGATGTCCTCAGGCTCAAGAGCCTCTACTTCGAAACCCTCCCATGGATGACCAACCACCCCAACCTAGCCGCCTTTGAGGGGAGAGAGTGTTGCCCGAATTGCGGATCTAAGAAAGTCGTCCGCCGGTCTGGTGTTTCCCTGATGGGACAAACCCGCCGCGCCCGCTTCTCCTGTAACGACTGCCAGCGGTGGTGTACTGGACGATTTGTTAAAGACGCCTGGAGATTTGCTTGACGCGCCCTCCGGTGTGGTGGTAGGGCTTTAGGCATGGGGAAGATCGCGCTCGTAACCGGGATTACTGGGCAAGACGGATCCTACCTGGCAGAACTCCTCCTCCATAAGGGCTACGAGGTCCACGGCATCGTTCGTCGGTCCTCATCTCTCAACACCTCCCGCATAGATCACATCTTCGATAGGCTAAGACTCCACTACGGGGATATGACGGACGGGACCTCCATCACCCGGATTCTATCGTTAGTGCGGCCGGATGAGATTTACGCCCTCGGGGCGCAATCCCATGTGATGGTGAGCTTTGAAAATCCTGAGTACACAGCACAGGTAGACGCCGTTGGGACGCTTAGACTGCTTGAGGCAATCAGGATTTTAGGTATACACCCTAAGGTCTACCAAGCCTCTACCTCTGAGATGTTCGGTATTGCCCCAAGCCCTCAGAACGAGGAGACGCCGCTTTTACCTGTAAGCCCTTACGGAGCGGCCAAGGTCTACGCCTACCACATCACCCGGACCTATCGGCAAGGGTATGGGATGTTCATTTCTAACGGGATTCTATTCAATCACGAGAGCAGCCGCAGGGGGGTGACTTTCGTTACCCGCAAGATCACCAGGGGCCTAGCCGCCATCAAGCGGGGTGAGCAGAAGGAACTCGTCCTCGGGAACCTTGACGCTTTGCGGGATTGGGGACACGCCCGGGATTTCGTGGAGGCCATGTGGCTGATGCTCCAGAGGGAAAAGCCGGATGATTATGTCATCGGCACCGGGGAGCAACACTCTGTCCGTGAGTTCGTCGAGGAAGCTGGTAAGTGTCTAGGCTTCTCTAATGTCTGGGATTTCGTGAGGTCAGACTCCCGCTACATGAGGCCCGCCGAAGTGCCTGACCTCTGCGCCGACTACCTCAAAGCCCGCCGCGAACTCGGCTGGAGCCCTCGTACCACTTTCAAAGAACTCGTCCGGGAGATGTGTGAAGCAGATATGGAGCGCAAATCATGAAGCAGATTCCGCTTACGCAGGGTCAGTTTGCGATTGTTGATGATGAGGATTTTGAGGAGATGTCGTCCTATCGTTGGTATGCGGTGTGGTCGCCGCCGACAAAGAGCTTCTACGCGGAACGACACCTGCCGAGGCGGAAGAATTGGCAGGGGACAATAAAAATGCACCAACACCTTATGCGTCCGGCCGCCGGTCTTGTCGTAGACCACATCAACCACGACACACTGGACAACCGGCGCGGGAACCTAAGGCTATGCACCCGGGCACAAAACCAGGCTAACCGCCGAGGAGCGCAGGCGAATTCTAGAACGGGAATCCGTGGCGTTTGCTGGAGCAACCAGGCTAAGAAATGGATGGTGCGCGTCGGGCGGAAGTACATAGGAATATTTGATCGCATTGATGCAGCTGCGGACGCCGCGATGGATGCGCGAAGAAAAATATACGGTGAGTTCTGCGGTGGGTAATATCGGGGTCGGGTATTTCAGAACCACGGACAGGGCACGGGGGTACATAAAAAAAGTCCTCGATTCCGGGCGCGTCACCTACGGGCCATTCCACAGGAGATTCGAAAGCAAATTTGCCAGTCTACACGATTCCAAATTTTCCGTGTTCGTAAACTCGGGAACATCGGCGCTTCATATCGCCCTCCAATCCCTGAAAGAGCGCCACGGATGGCGTGATGGCGACGAGGTGATAGTCCCGGCTCTCACCTTCGTGGCGACGATAAATATTGTCCTCCATAATCGGATGAAGCCGGTTTTATGTGATATCAAAAGAGATGACTTCGGTATCAATCCCGACTTGCTGGAATCTTTAATCACAAAAAGGACTAAGGCAATTATCCCAGTGCATATCATGGGGATGCCATGCGACATGGATGGAGTGCTTTCTGCCGCACGGAGGCATAACCTCAAAATTATTGAGGATTCGTGCGAAACCGTCTTTGCAAAACACAATGGCCGCCCCGTCGGTTCGATGGGGGACATCGGTTGCTTTTCGTCGTACGCGGCGCATACCATCGTAACAGGCGTAGGCGGTCTAGCCGTCACCAGTGACCCCGATTTGGCTGTACGGCTCAGAAGCCTCGCAAATCACGGCAGAGACGGAATCTACCTCAACATTGACGATGACGACGGCAAGACCGGCGCGGAGATGCGGGAGATTATCTCCAGGCGTTTTAGGTTCCTGTCCGTTGGTCACTCTTTCCGGGCTACAGAGTTTGAAGCGGCTCTGGGGCTTGCCGAGATTGAGGAAGCCAAAAAGAACATAGACGCCCGCCGCCTCAATGCCTTTTACCTCAGGGACCATCTAAGCGGGGTTGTGGGGTTCCAAGCCCTCTTGCCTGGGCGGGAATCCGTCCCCATGACCTTCCCCATCATCGCCAAAAACAAGCCCAGGATGGTGGAACACCTAGAAGCCAATGGCATCGAAACGCGGGACCTCCTACCTCTCACCCGCCAGCCGGTCTATAAGGGAATGTGGGACCCCAAAGACTACCCCGTAGCCGACTACATGAATAGACACGCCTTCTATGTGGGGTGCCACCCCGGATTAACAGCCAGGGATTTGGACCGGATTGTGAAGGCTGTTAAATCTTGTAATCAATTTTAAGGATTGCGGCTTGCCGGTTTGCGGTAATGTGCTGATACGGCAGGGCGGATTTAGGGGAGGCCCATCCGTAAGTGTCCATAAGGGCAAATAGGTCTGGGGTTTGTTCCATAAACCTCGTGGCGGATGTGTGGCGAAGATCGTGGAATCTAACCCTGCCCACACCAGCCGCTCGCCAAGCCCTGGTCAGGTGGTAGTTCATCATGGACGCGCTAAACAGAAACACTCTCCCGGACTTACGAACTGGGCCTAGACAAGCGACAGCTTGCCTGTGTAAATGTACAGACCGTCCTCGTTTTGATTTTGACTTATCGGGCGGGATGGTCAGGATGTTCCCGGTGATTTGTTGCCAGGTGAGTGAAAAAACCTCCTGGCGTCTGAGCCCGGTGTAGAGGGCAAGCGTACACGCCCGCCTGATATCTAAAGGCAGCCTGCGAAACACGCTTGCTAGTTCGTGATCGCTCAACGCCCTCCCGGCATGAACTTGAGGAGGCGGCTCAACTCCTTTGAATGGATTTTCAGTCAGTATTTTCAAAGAGACAGCATAGTCGAACACTCCAGAGATGGCTACGAAGCGCCTCCGAACGGTGTTCTGAGCGAATTTCCTAGAGAGTAGATTCTTCCACCTGTCGGCGTCATCCGTGGTAAAATCTCCTAGACGGCGATCTTTGATAAACAAGCGGAACTCCTGGATAGCCCCCATCTCTGAGTACCGAATGGTTGATTCAGCCTTGTAGCCTCTGGCATGGTCTAGGTATCTGGGTTCAAACTCCGTCCACCTAGGCGTCAGTTTCTCGTCGAGGATTTTGACTATCGCGTATTTCATAGGGACCTCCCTGGCAGTATTATTTCGCATTCCCGCGAAAAGTTGTCACAAAATAGTCAAATAATTGTTACATGGTTTTTTCCTTTTCCGCTTGAGTTTTGCCGATTCGTCCGCTAGACTGTGTTTGTAGTTCCCACCTTAGACTAAAGGTCCTACTTGTTACGGGACTGGGGGTGGGAGAAAGAGCCGAGATCAGCGGCTTAAAAAAAACGGAAATCAAAATGACTCTCGCCAGCGGCAGCGCGAAAACGGGGAATGTCCCACCTAGTGGTTTCCGTCATTCTCCGACCTCTGATCGGGGCGCTGCCGCTGGCCTTCGTATTTCGCTTTCCAAGGGCCTGTTCGCCAAGGTTGATGCCTGCGACTTCGCCAACCTTAACGCTTTCAACTGGCATGCCGTGAAGCTGGGCGGCAGTTACTACGCCGTTAGAAAGGTCCGCATCGGCGGCAAGCGCATGAACTCCTACATGCACCGGGAGATCATGCTTCCCCCTGACTCGATGGTCGTGGATCACATCAACCACGACACGCTGGACAACACCCGCTCCAATCTTCGGGTGGTGACCTATTCCGTCAATATCAGGAATCGTAAGCATCCCTCTAAGTATTGGTCCAGACGGTCCCGGATTGCCAATAAAAACGGAGTCACAGTTTTATGACCAAACCCAAAGCCAAGACGATCATGAGCCTTTCAATCTGCGAACCCGAGGATGTTGAGCGGGAGTCCGACGAGCCCTCTGCGGCCGAGCTTTCCGCCATGCGCGAGGAGCATTTGGAGCGAGAGTTCGACCGAGAGCGCGAGGAGAGGAACTGGTGAAGCCTGAGTATTTCGTGATCGGGGCTGGGGTCATCCTGGCGGTGTACGCCTGGGCGGCGATGAAATGAAAGTCCTCAATCGGGCGATGGAAGGGATTGAGAACGCCGAGAAGACCCTATTGACGCTGGCGTGGCTGGGGATCGGCTATGTCGTGGTTCGCATCGTCTGGAGCGTTTTGTGATGACGACCGTTGACTGTCCGAAGTGCAAACGCCGCGCCGTGTTGCCCGAGTCCGTGACCTTTAGCATCTGCGGCTGCGGGCAAGTCTTAAAGGAACCTAAAACCGCATAACCGAGGAAAACAAAATGAACGAAAACAAAGGACTTGCCGTAATCCCTAATGAGCCGCTGGGGTTGGAAACCGTTGATAACTCCGACCTCGTATTCCCGCGAGTGATTCTCACTCAAGCCCTCTCCAAGTTCGTCCAGGAGGACGGGTTGAAGGCGGGGGTGTTCGTGAACTCCCTCACGAAGAAGCCTATCAAGGATACGACCTTCATCCCCCTGATCGCTTCCAAGTACTGGGACCTCCTCAAGCCTGAGGGCGGGAGGATGGTGTTTGAGGCGCGGGTGACGGACGAGAAGGACCCTCGTCTTGAGGGTCGGCAGATGTGGACGGACGGGGACAAGAAGGCCAATGTGAACACCGTTCTAGCGGTGATCGCTCTGGTCGAGGGAGCTCCGATGGTGATTCCCTTCTCCAAGTCCTCCTACAAGGCCGGAAAGACCCTGCTGACGCTGGCGAAGATCCACAAGGGGCCTTTCTTCTCCATGAAGTACCACCTGGCGGCGATCAAGGAGACGAAGGGTTCCAATACCTACTTCGTGACCGAGGTCAAAGCCGTTGAAGAGGCGAAGGAGTCCGAGAAGGTTGAGGCTTACGACCTCTATCGGTCTTTGGCTCCGAAGTCCAAGCAGTTCAACTCTCCCGACACCGCGGGCGAGAACATCGAAGAGGTGCCGTTCTAAATGAACCTCTCTGATCGGACCACCGGGGCTCCCCTTTGCATGGGGATGTGGGTCGAAGTGTCCGACTACCTGGGGCAAACCGTGAGCCCCTCCAAATTTAACTTAACACCAAAAGCGAGGTAACTATGACCCTGAGAGAGATGATGTATCACGGCGCGGTCCTCAAGCCTAACTATACGGTGACGCTTGAGAAGAAGGGGCGGGCTCACTACTACAAGGTGACAGGAAAGTACGAGGACGGGGGAGAGTTTGAAAAGCTCCTCCCAGGCGTGACAGGAACCCTGCACATCATCGGCGGCGAGAAGATGGACAAGCTCATCGGGTGGTCTAAGAAGCACACCCTCAAGCGGGTCCAGGAAGAACTCATGAAGATCGGCGGGCCGGTCCTCATGGAGCCGCACATCATCGAGGACATCATCTCAAAGGCGCGCAAGGAGTCCGGGACGATCCTGGACGCCGCCGCTGACTACGGGACCCGCCTGCACGATCATTGCGACCGAGTTATCAACGGTCTTCCTACCGAACCGGAAGACGACCTCAAGAACTCTGTGCTTGCCTTCCAGGACTGGTTCCGGGAGTCAGGGCTTGAGATGGTGATGGGTGATACGGCGGTTGCCTCTCTCAAGCATGGCTACGGCGGGAAGTTTGACGCTGTGGCAGTGAACAAAGCGGGGGAGTATGTCTTGATTGATTTTAAGACCTCCTCCGGTTGCCGGGAGGAATACGCCCTCCAGGTTGCGGCCTATGCGGAGGCTTTCTTTGAGACTTACTGGCAGACCATCCGCCACGCGATCATTGTCCGCTTCGACAAGGAGACGCCGACCTATGAGATCAAGGTGGTTAAGGACATCCCGAAGGCGTTTGAGGGCTTCCTGGCGGCTCAGAGGCTCAAGTCCATCGTGACGGGTGAGCTTTACCAGTGAAGATCAAGTTCCTGGCCTCGGATGTGAGGCCCAGCGCGACGGCTGACGGGGCGTGGAAAGTCACCTTTGAAATCGGTGAAGACGACTCCCAGGCCGTCGCGCTGCTTGCCCTCCTCAGAAAGAAGCTCCTCCGGGTTGAGGTCCAGGAGTATGCGGAGTGCGCCCACGAGAACATTAACGGTCCCCAGGCGAAGTGCATTGACTGTGGGGCTGATATCCCGGTGGTTCAGGGATGATTTTGAGCATGGCGGTATGCCCGTCGCATGGAACTGCGGAGTGCGGGTCGCGCCCGCCGCGAACCAGTAACGCCTGGGCCATGCTCTCCGTTTTGCGGCAAGCCCATAAAGCCGAGCCGCTAGTCCTGACCCTGGATCCCGTCTTCACCGGGGATCGGGACATCCTGGGCGTCCGTGCGGCGTCCACCCGCGCTAGCTATCCACTAGCCGCCCAGGACTTATTTTTTTGTCCGGTGAGTTCACAAATCCGCAACGAAACTGTAACGGGAGCGTAATGCGAAAGCCGACGAGAAAGGGGCTTGTGAGGACGCTGGATAAGGTTTGCGCGGATTACATCAAAGCCAAGTTGTCGAAGGAAAACCCGATGTGCCGGATTTGCTGGTCGAGGCCGATTGAGCATTGCTTCCACTGGGTCACTCGGGCGAACTACGCGACGAGGTGGGACGAGGAAAATCTGACGGCTTCTTGCGCCGGATGCAACCTCTACTACGAACACAACCCCCACCCGGCTCTGGAGAAGTTCATTCAGCAGAACGGGCTGGCGCACTACGAGAAGATCGTAGCCCGCTCCAAGAAAATCGCCAAGTTCTCAAATACGGATTTACAGCAGATGGTGGCCGACTTCAGGAAGAAAATGGAGGCGATCTAGTGGCGTCTGATAGAAGCCCTTACCGAGAAGTGGGGTTGTCCGCCTTCGGGTCGGTGAAGAAGCGCAAGGTGAACCTCTACCCGGGGATGTGCGAGGCCCGCAAGAGGCAGTTGGGCTACGGACATCTCTTTGAGGCTAAGACGGTGTGGGGAGCGACAGAGGTTTACTCGTCTACTCTCAAGTGTATCCACTGCAAACTCCCCAAGTTCGCCGTTGAGTTTCAGAAGTGCAGGGGGAAGGTTGCCCAGTAACCCTTGCTCATGCTGCGGAAAGACCATCAGCGTCAACGACGGGGTTGTGACTCGTAACTGCGGCTGTCATCTCGTCATGGAGTCGTGCGCGGTTTGCTCAAAGCCGGTCTGTCATTGCAGGTGTCGTAGGCGTTAATCGTTCATACGCGCCCGGATCGTCGCGTTAATAGCACCGGACTGGCCTAGCAGAGCCTTCGAGAAATTCTGGCTTTAAAGAGGGGACCAACGGACGCGAGTCAGCAACCTGTCCGCCCCACGGCTAACCACCGTGACCCTCCAGCGTGACTAAAGAGTTTGGCTTTCTGGCTAGTGTTAGCCGGAAAAGAGTTTGGCTTTGGGGGAGGGCGAGAAATGGCGGGATTGAGTAAGGGTTGGTGGAAGCAAAGGGACTCAGAATACAGGACTGCGTTTAGAAGCCATGTGGAGCAGGGGTTGAGCCCGTTCAAGAACCCGGCCTCGCTCCTGTTCCGGCAAGGGAAGGCGAACAAGAAGCAGTTTAAGAAGCGGTTTAAAAACCTGAGACAAGAACTTGTGGAGAACGAGACGAAGTGGGAGAAGGCCGTCGGCTACATCCTGACCGGGGCTGGGATTAACTTTATACGCCAAAAGGAGTTCCCGTTCCCGACCCGCCCGAGAAGCCGAATCGTTGATTTTCTTTTGCCGGACATCTTCCTGGCGATAGAGATTGACGGGGCGCAGCACTACACCCCCGCTGGCAGGGCCAAGGATGCCCGCAGAGAGGCGCAATTCAAGGATGAGTACCCGCAGATCAAATTCCTCCGCTACAGCAATTACGAAGTGGATGCAGAGGGCTTTGCGGAGAGGCTCCAGAAGGACATTAGAGAGGTGCGCTGTGCTTTTGAGGCCCAATGAGCGAGCGTCAGGACAAAATTCGGCGAGTGGTGGCGGCATACAAGCTAGTTCTGGGGATGCAGAAGGACACCGAAAGGTGGAAGCAGTGGGACAAGTTTCAGTTTGGCAGAGCTGCGAAGGCTGCGGTGTCAGTTCTAGCGGCTTTCGAGGACGATGTGGAAAAGGCTGTGGCGTGGACGATCTTCAAGGGGAACGAATGGAAAGAGGCGAATCTGAGCTTTACGCTGGAAACGATAGCGAGGCACGGCTGGGACTCTGGGGGCGTCTTTAATGGACTCCAAACTGAGCCGGTGGGCGATAGTCTGCTTCCTGGACCAGCCAAGTCTGAACTACCTCCACCGCCAGGAAAAGAAGGCAGGCAAAGACTGGACCTCGGTCTTAATGAGACTCAAACCAGGGTTCGTTTCCCAGTTTCAGCTAAGTCCCTACTGGCCGGATTCCATGCCCGAAATGGAGAAGGAACTGAGACTCCAGGAGTTCAACCGCGAGATATTCCCGATCTGGGGGAAGATGTGGAGTGAGTGGGAGAAAACCTGGGAACAGTCAGACTGCGAACTGGAGATTGATGTGATGCACCGATGCGATTTGGCGATCTTCAACGGCTGCTGCAAGGTAAACCGCATCTACCTAGGAGATCCGGCCACGGTGAAGCGGAACGCCGCAAAGGCGCAGTCTTACGGCAAGCAATACCAGCAGGCGATGGAGGGATAGTGATAGATGCTCTTTTCGTGAAGCTAGACGACCAAGTCATGAGCCTTAGACGGGCGCAGGTCAATCAGCAGAAATACGGACAGGATGTGTTCTGCGAGATCCTGCGGGGGCTCAAGCACACCCTGTCTGAGATTGAGCAGATCAAGTGCGGCGGGCAGTTGTCTAGCCTGCCTAGCGAGGATGCGACCTAATGGAGTTCACAATCCGCTGCATGATCGCCGCAAGAAAGAGAGTGGGGTAGGGTAAGTGTGGTCTATCTTACGGGGTCAGGCGTCTATCCAGGGACATTGCCTGTGCTTACGGGGCATCCGATGATTGGAGCCCTATCAACGCCAGTCAGCCTTCGCCTGGGATATGTCGAGCAGTTCCAAGCGTGGGCAGCGGATAACGGGTGCTTTACGAAGCCGGAACGGTTTTCCATGCCCTGGTATCTCTCATGGCTGGCGCACATGGCAGGGATCGCGGGGAGGTGCCTGTTCGCCACGGCTCCCGATGTTGTGGGGGATGCCGCCGCAACTTGGGCGCGGTCAGAGCCGACCTTTGACGCCATCCGGGCCGCAGGCTACAAGGTGGCTTTGGTGGCGCAGAACGGGATAGAGGACATGGAGATAGACTGGCCCCGCTTCGATGCGGTCTTTATTGGCGGGGATACGGATTGGAAACTTTCCGGCCATGCCGCCGATGTTTGCCGGGAAGCCAAGAAGCTCGGCAAGTGGGTCCATATGGGGCGTGTCAATAGCTTGCGGCGGCTCGAAATCGCGGCCCAGTTTGGATGCGATTCGGTGGACGGAAACTACCTGGGCTTTGGACCCGACACGAATATCCCCAAGTTGTTGCGCTGGCTTGAAACGCTAAAGCGGGAACCTGTTTTGAACTTTGGAGGTCATCATGGATAGGCCGGGATGGAGAGAGTTGGAAAAAGCGTTTGCCTTTGCCGACAGGGAACCAGAGGGCAGTTTCGCAAAGTCACTAGCGAGGGAATTGCGGCACTACATGGCGAAATTCGGGACATTACCACTCCTTCTCCTGGCTCTGGCGGGGTGCTTTGTACTGGCTGGATGCACAAATGACGATGCCAGCCGGCGGGCATTGGACAACATGGGCTTTACTCAAATCGAAACGGGCGGGTACGCCATGTTTTCGTGCGACGAGAAAGACCGCTACAAGACGAAGTTTACCGCAACCAACTCCAACGGGAAGCGCGTTTCCGGCGCGGTGTGTTGCGGAATCTTCAAGAACTGCACAGTGAGGTTTGAATGGCCATGACCGTCAGCGGGGAGAGGGGGGAATACAAGTGTCCTCATTGCGGGCCCATCGCTCCGAGTCCGATTCCAGAAAGCGAGTTAAAGGATTGCAAGGAACGCATTGCGAAGCTGGATGCCGCCGCTAAAGGCTCCGTTCTGGCGCGGGGGAGGGTATAAATGAAGGTCCGTCTTACCCAACTGGACGGGGCGCTTCCGAACCTTGCGCTTATGAAACTCTCTCATTGGCACAAAGCGCAGGGTGACGAGGTTTTCTTTACACGCCATTCGTCGCGACAGCTATTCGACGAAGCCCCGGTTTATGATCGGGTCTACGGGTCTAGCATCTTCGGATTCTCAGAGCCAATCCGTAAGACTTTCCTTGCGGAGTTCCCCGGCGCGATTGTAGGCGGGACGGGCTTCGATTTCAAGACGACGGTAGAGGACATTATCGGAGGCGAGTACGAGCATTACGACTACTCCATCCGGCCTGATTACGCGCACAGCCTTGGATTCACTCAGCGGGGATGCCGCCTAAAATGCGGGTTCTGCGTCGTCCCGAAGAAAGAGGGAGCGCCTAAGTCCGTCAACACGATAGCCGAGATTTGGCGCGGGGAAGGCCACCCAAAGAACATCTGCCTGCTAGACAACGACTTCTTCGGCCAGCCCAGAGACCAGTGGCGGGCTAGGATCGCGGAGCTAAACGACGGCGGGTTCAAGGTCTGTTTCAACCAGGGATTGAATGTTCGGCTACTGGACGAAGAAGCCTGCGAGGCATTGGCGACGGTACGCTACTACGATGATAAATTCGCCAGCCGCCGACTCTATACCGCATGGGACAATCTCAAGGACGAGGGAATATTCTTCCGTGGCGTCGAAATGCTAAACCGCGCCGGAATCCCGTCCCGTCACTTGATGGTCTATATGCTGATCGGTTGGGACCCGTCCGAAACATGGGAGAGAATCTTCTACCGCTACGAGCGCATGGTGGCTGTCGGAATGAAGCCTTACCCGATGGTATTTGGTGACAGAACGCGAGCCATCCCGACCGGGAACCATCCGACGCCGCCGACAAAGACTCTAGGAAACTTCGCAGGATGGGTGATCGGACGCCTAGCGGAAACTTCCGAGAAGCGCGGTGGACGCCCTCTTGTCGAGTGGGCCGATTTCAGAAGTGGAAAGCGAAAGACAGCGCCCGAGTTGGCGCAGGGGAAACTATTTTGAACACATCCTTTCTTGACTCTCACCCCTCCCCCACCAAGCCGGCGGGGGGAGTGTGATGGAACTCAACCGCATCTACCAGGGAGATTGTGTTGAGTTCATGAGATCGCTTCCTGACAAATCAGTGGACCTTACGCTAACAGATTTTCCGTATGGGATCGGGGAGTCATACGCCTCCTTTGATGACTCCAGGGCAAATCTAAAGGCTCTGATTGATCGGGCGATGCCGGAAATACTGAGAATCTCAAAGCGGGCCCTTGTGGCGTGTGGGGTTGGGAATATGTGGTTATACCCTGAACCAACCTGGGTTCTGAATTGGACGACCCCCGCTGGCTCTGGATGCTCTCCGTGGGGGTTCTGCTGCTGGCAGCCAATCCTGGCTTACGGGAAGGACCCATACCTGTCCAATGGAGAGGGGCGGCGTCCAGACTCCTTCGTCCATACTGAGAGTTCTGAGAAAAACGATCACCCGTGCCCGAAGCCTCTCCAAATCTGGAAGAAGTTTCTACTTCGCGGCAGCAACATGGAGCCTGACATTATTTTTGACCCGTTCAGGGGGTCTGGGACGACAGCTATAGCCAGCGAGGAGCATAAGCGCAGATGGTTTGGGTGCGAACTTGAGCCGAAATATGTTGAGCTTGCGAACAGGCGAATCAACGCCTATAGAGCGCAGGGGCAGCTTTTTTGACCGCCGATAAATTCGCTGAGTGCGCCAACTGCGGCCACTTCCCATCACGCCATGATGGTGAGCGCGGCGTCCCTTGTGACGCCTGGCACCCGAATGGGCCATGCCCTTGTCCTGGGTGGAAGGACCATAAGAAAGTGGTAGCTGCTGTCCCTTGGGGATCGTCTAGGAAGGACCTACAGGGATGACCCCCTCACCCCCTGCGGGACTTGGGAGGGGATTTCCGTTTACGGGCAGGCCGTTGCCGTGGGTCAATGGCGTCTTTGGCGTAGTGCTTGCGGTAGAACTCGCGGGATCCGTAGCGGTTGGCGCAAACCCGGACGCCGTCAACGGGCGGGCAGAAACGCTGATACCAACGCTTCTCATTGAAAGGCTTCCCGCAGGTCAGGCAATGCTTCACCTAGATACTATAACCCAGGAATCCGCTTGCGTCAATGATGTCATTAGGCCTTGACGCTGGAATGGCATACTGATATAATTAGGCCATGAACGAAACGAAAGAGAATCGCAAGGTCCACACGCTCTCCGAGAACGGGGAGCAGTTCTATTCCATCGTTGACCACAACGGAAATTTCGTAGCCAAGACCTACTCCATGCCCGAGGCGGTTAGAATCGCGGCGATTCCTGAAACCATCCAGGCCGTGAGCGATTTGCGCCATGTGCTAAACGAGAACCTGGAAAGCGCCTCCGCTAATCTCTACGCCTTCGGAGTGGTGAGGAAGGCTTTGAATGATCGCGTTCCTGGCCCGGACTGGGACAACATCATCCAGGCGATTCAGGACGAATACAACCGCGCACAGGAAGTTCTGGCGCTAACCAAGGCGCAGGGAGCCTAGCGCCATGAGAGAGAGTGACTTGCCGCCTGGATGTTCGGTGTCGGACATTCCGGGCAACGGGCCGGACGACTTCGACGCCGAGGATTGCCCCTTTTGTGGGATGGATTGCCCGGATCACCACGACGACGGGAACGATATGCACTGGATTGAGTGCCGGGGATGTGAGGCAATGGGTCCGGCGAAAGACACGCTGGATATAGCGTTGGCGGCGTGGAACCTCCGCGCCTCTCTATCCGCCGCCCTCTCCCGCGAGAAAGCGGCGAATGAGGCGTTGGTCAAGGCTGACGAAGCTATTGGAGCCTGGCTTCACCAGTACGCTGGAGAGTTCTGCGACGAGAAGCGAGTCAAAGAACACGCCGCGAGAATCAAAGCCGCTGGCGGGACACTGGCCTACATAAGCGATGTTCACGGCCAAGTTAGAGCCGCCCTGTCTCCCATCCAGCCGCCCACCCCGGAGGAAAAGAAATGAGCGAAGCCACGATAGAAGCCATGCTCTCAATCGTCATCTGGGCAGGGTCAACGCTGTACATGGGGATGTGCATTTATGATTGGAGATAAGCCATGACCGACCTAGAATCCGAGAACGCGCAACTGCGGGAGAGGCTGGCCCAGCTACAGCATAAGTGGGATACACGCAAGCGCCATGCCGGGGAAGTTCATGCTCTTTTCCATGAGGCGACAAAGGACAGCCAGTGGCAAATCGCCATGCACGGTCCCGATGAGGTTGACCCTCCTGCGCTCATGCGTCGGGTAATCGGTGCGTGGGAAGCATCAAAAGCCGCCCTCGCCGCCCTAGACCGTGAGGCCAAGCCGTGAAGGAGAACATGGAAAAGAAAGACGAGTTTGAAGATGATGCCGTAAAGATTTGGAAGCGCATCCACGAAGAACGCGCCATGACTTCCGATGTGGCCATGATTAAAGCCGCCCTGCGCCAAGCCCATGCGCGGGGACAGAAAGAAACTTTTGAATGGTGCGCCTCTGCTGTCCGGGCAAATACACGATACAAGGACGGCGGATACCTCGGACGCCTGTTCACTTTGAAAGCCGCCGCCATCACGGAGGGGAAGTAGATGACTTACGGAATGCCTCTAAAGGTTGAGTTTGATGTGGCGAACACCAAGGACATAGAGATTCAAACGCTAGACCTTCTTTGTCAGGTCATGCGGCGATTCTCGCACGATAGGCCGATGCACCCTGACGATGAAAAGCGCGTGGCCGCTTGGTTCGCTTCAAGGTACTCCCGATGACCCCGCCCAGAACTGCGCGGGAGGTGATCGCGAATACCACCGAGTCTGACACTTGGGACAGGACATGGCTTCTTGGAGATTTCATGGCGGGCAGAGTGCTTGCCGCGCTCAAAGCGGCCGGCTACGAGGTCAGGAGGAAGAATGGAATACGATAAGATCGGGTCTAGAATCATCCTGGGCCAATGGATTAGAGAGTGCCGGGAACTGGCGGTAGGTCGGGCCTGTAACGGCACTTACATAAACGATGGCGATGTGATTGGACTGCTAACCGGGATTCTGAACCGTAAAGCTCATGAAGAAGTGGATACGCAGTACAGGAGCCAGAAATGAAGAAGCCCAAGCGCGTGGTGTTGGGGGTGGGGGAGTGAATATCCCTGACCGCTACTGTTCAAGGCACGGAGTTAAGATGACGCCAGGAGAGCCGCGAATCACATACGACAAAAAAAGCGGCAAGCCCGACTTGATCTGGGTTACATACGAATGCCCGCACTTCTGGAGCCACTTCTTTGACAGTCCAATATTCGACGACAAGCGCGAACTGTTTTTCCCATCGGAGTGCGCGTGAAGGACCTACGCAAGCGCAGGCAGCAGCGCAGGCTGGAGTTGGGGAAGCACAATTCCCCCTGGGGCTGGCAAATCCTGTGGGCCAAAACTCCCCACTACGCCGGGAAGATCCTCCACATTACCAGAGGACGCAAACTCTCCCTCCAGTACCACATGAAAAAGTGGGAAACAATCCTTGTATTACAGGGCAAATTGACGCTATGGCTAAAGGGGTACAAGCAGTCGTTGAGAGAGGGGGACTCTTACGACATCCCGCCTGGGACGATACACCGATTTGAGGCGAAGCATGGGGATGTGGACTTGGTAGAGGTCAGCACGAACCATCTTGACGATGTGATACGGCTCCAAGACGATTTCGGGAGGGTCTAGTGCTTATCGCTATCGCCATCCTCATAGGTCATCTCATTGGGGCCGTTCTGGGGTTCAAGGCCGCCCAGGCTGTAATCGAATGGCAAGACAGTCGCGAGAAATAAAAGCGCCGCCAAGCGTGGCTGGACTATCTCAAGACCGAGAAATAGCCGGGCATGAGCACTACGGCAAGAAGGCAACCTGCATCATCTGTACGAACTAGAGAGGCAAAGGAGGGGAATCTGACTGACGCACTTCGCAAGGAAATCGCTGAGAGGTTCGCGCACTTGCTATTCAAAAATCGGCCCAAGATGACCAAGAAGAAAGCCTACGCCGTCATCTTCGCGGAATACGACGGGTGCAGCTCAAAGAGCGTCCGTCGGTACTGCGCCCAATTCGGCATTGAGATAATGTAGCTGTCCATTATTGTCCGTTTTTGTCCCTGTTAGAAAACAAGTCACCCTGTTAAACTAACTGCGGGGAAGGTAGAGAGGGGCGGACCCACTGTTTTATGGGTTCGCTTCTCTCTCTCATTTTCGGGGACTCGCCCCTCTCCCACCCCACGAGCCCCACCCCGTCCAGCTCGCCCTGGGCGGGGTTTTCTTTTTCCCACCGTGGTCCTTTGAGCCAAGAATTCGGCATGGGAGCGGTGGCCCTTTGATTCGACTGAGCGGCTACATGGAAGGGCTGAAGCATTTCGCCCACCACATTAACGCCCAAGGCAAGAACCGCAAAGAGTTGATCCGGGATATCTCCCAGAAGATTCTGGCGGTTAGAGACATGAAACCATTTGAGCCTATTAGGAATCGGAAGGCTTGAGAGCAAATGTTCAAACCTGGGCAGAGCGGAAATCCTGGTGGTAGACGCAAGAAATCCGACGAGCAAATCAAGTTTGAGAGACGGTGCCGAGAGTACATGGACACTTTCGGCTTCGACAAGATTAGAAATTGGGCCAACAGCAACGACGCCAAGAAATCCCAATGGGCTCTAGATCGGATGCTTGAGTATGGATTCCTTAAACCCGCCCAGTCCCTTGAAGTTACCACCCACGATGAAGCTGGCGCATCTCCTGAGGAGCTTGCAAGCCAATTGGCCGCAGCTATCGGAGACTCAGCGTTTGGAAGCAGCCAGAATCCTAGCCCAGATCAAGTGGAGCCGGGAAAATGAGGGGCTGCGCTGGTTTGTCCCGCATGGCGGGCAGGAACAGTTCATCTCCTCGATTGACCAGGACACCCTCCTGTCAATCTCTGGTGCCGGGAATGGGTGGGGGAAGTCAGAGGTGTTAGCAGCCCTCCTAGCCGCCGTGATGTGGCCTAGCCTGGCTTCTGAGGGGCTTAGAGTCCCCCTATTCCAGAACTGGACCTACCCCAAGCGGGCGAGGGTCTACTCTACCCCTGCTGAGTTGGCTGAGATTGGTTCTCTCCAAACCGCGATCGCCAA